GATTAATACAAGATTATGCAAGAAGAAAAAAAATGAATGCCAAGAACACCTTTGGACTTGGATGCCTAAAGATAAAAGAATTTGTATTGTATGCAGGAAATATGAATAGGAAAAAAATTGAAGAATAGCTATTAATCTTTAATACATTTTAGGCATTCAAATGAACGAAAATTTACATGATCTGGATGAGAAAATTGAAAATAGTAAACCTAGTATCGTTTGGACCTTTGCCTTAAAGGTTGATTCAACCGCAAACATGACCAATGAGCCTAGATATGCTAAGACTAAACGCAAGAAAAAGCAATACGTGTATCTATGGACAGCTTTTGCAAATCAGACCGCTGTTTCTGGAGTAAGTCGGATTCTTCCATATCCTTGTACAGTTAGATTAACTAGGGGAGGAAAGAGACAGCTAGATTCTGATAACTTGCAGTACGCATTTAAATATATTCGCGATGAGATAGCCAGCTTTATTCTTCCTGGGTTAGCTAGAGGAAAAGCTGATGATGATCCAAAGATAAAATGGGAATATTGCCAGCAAGTAGGCAAGATTGATTTTTGTAAGATAGAGTTCTTTGATGGATGATCATTTTTGCATTTATAGGATTGATTATCCATATTTACCTTTACATATGCTTGATTCTATTACCTCTAATCTTTGATGGATTTCCAAATACATCTTAGAAAGTTCATTATGCCTAGCAAATAGTGCCTTCCTAACCTTATTGCACGACAAATCCACTTCTTCGATTTCACGTCTAAGCTGAGCCAGCTCGGTGTTGTCCTCATCTAATAAGTAAAGCTGTAATGGTATTGGCATATCATTTATCTCTAACGAAGTTCATGTACTCTTTTGATAATTCGACCTGTCTTCCATACAGTTGGGATAATTCAAAAGAACACATGCGATTATCGTGCAAATATCTTAGAAAATCAACTAAAAATTCCTTGATCTCTTCATTATCAAATTCCCATTTCATCATATATTCCTCCGGAAAATTCTTTCTGATCCATTCTTTGATCTTAAAATCATCTATAGTTTTTTGCTGCTTGCAGAACATTAGGAAATCTCCCAATAAATGCCTAAGCTTAGTTCTACTTATAGTTATATTGTCTTTCATGCCGTCACCAGCCAGATATAAGAACAGCATATGCATTGATATGCATTATTGTGATTAGTGACGTACCATCTATTCATACCACAATTGTTACATTTATTTCCAATCAATATCATAAATTATACTCCAAATGTATTTCAATTTCGAATCCTAACTCTTTCAATAGCTTAATCTGATTCTCTGTAAAACTAATCTGAGGATTATAATCACTTCTACATATAGAGATGAATTTCTTGCTGAAATCATCCTTAGGATAAAATCTATTCTTTCCAAAAATCTTCCGATGTATGACGTTCAGTTTCATTATTACTTTCCTTTTTTAGCTCGCAAAGTTCATTTAACTTTATCATTGAAATTGTAACCATTTCTAAGCTCTCAGTTAGATATTTTATGCAACCCAAATATGATCTATTGATCTCTTTTTGTTTCAACCATGCACAAAATAAAAATGCCGTAAATATTACATGCACAATATTAAATAGACTCATACATTTATTCCTCTATTCTTTCTATAATTCCTAGCTGATATGCTAAATCAAGTATGGTCAATAACTTTTCCAATTGCAACTCATCTTTTATATTAAGGCAGTCTTCTTTTATACGATCACAAAACCATATTATATCTGATATAATATCATGTCTGTGTCTTGGCATTACATAGCTCCATAATACTTCTTGTTTATCAGTCTAACGCTCGATCTGCTAGCTTTGGTAGGCTAGTCACCAGAGAGCTGATAGACTATGCAACTAATATAACATACATGTGCGTTACGTGCAATAGGAATTATTTTTCATAACCACTTTTTTATTTTTTTTCATATATTATGATCACATACATAAGAAATCCTTATCTTTTTCTTGCAAAAAAAACACCGTTAAATAAAATACTATTAAGACGACGACAATGACACCCTTGGGTTGAATCGCGAATATGGGCAGGGGAGTCAACCCCGAGGTGCGTTGCCTCGGGCTTTAAAATGCCTCGTCATACCACTTTGACCGAGAAAACATAAATGTATAACACGATTTGCCGATGCATCAGATGCAAAGAAGAAATGAAACCATTCCAGAATAAATGCTATATATGCTTTTACGATGGTCAGCCATGCATTGAGGTATAATGGATAAGCAGATAAAGAAAGCCAAGAAAACCATTGATAAAGATTTAGATAGACTTGCTAAAGCTGACAAGAAAAGAGATCCCTATTGCGAAGCCGGTGAAAAAATGATGAAGAAGAAAAAGAAATGAGAAAATTTTATGGGTGAAAAATTTAAGTTACTTGAATCCTTATTTAAGGATAGCCAATCTATTGACTTAAGAAAAAAATACCGTAAACAAAGAGTGAATTATATATTTTTCATTTCCATATATGGGCATATATACTCATGAGAATCCGAATTCCAGTTGATCAATATGAAAGTGCCAAGGCTTATCTAGATAATAATGGGTTTGCTATCATTCTTACAAAGCATAAATCCGGGGATGAGATCCTTATAGTAGCTAAGAGGGTATATAATATATTCACTGCCCATCACTGCATGTTTCCTGAAAGCCTGGACTATATTTACATGAAAGATAAGTTCAATGGGCGTGCTAAAATGATTCAGATCGACAAAACGGAAGCATAATGAGTGAAATTCATCAAGACCAAATTCTGGAAAGGAAAAATCCATATGTTGAAGCTAAGTTCGGTTGTTCTTTTCCTGTGAGTTTTATCACTTGTGTGACTATTGAGCCATCAAAAAAATATGACGAAAATATAAACGAAATAAATATTGACGATGACAGAAATAAAAGAGATACAAATCATCCATCTTAAGCTATTAGAGGATAACCCTAGGACTATTAACAAAGATTCTCTAGAGTCTCTATGCAAGAGTATTCAGTCAGATCCTCAAATGCTATGGCGCAGACCCGTATTAGTGAATGACGTAGAAGGATCACTAACTGTATATGCTGGCAACCAAAGAGTAATCGCAGCAAAATGGATCGGTTGGACTAGCATCCCATGTATTATAGATAAAGACTTGCCTGAATCGACTATCAAGAGACGCATCCTTATAGATAACAGGCATAATGGCGAGTGGGACTATGATATATTAGCTAATCTTTACGAACTTGAAGAGCTTTATAGTGCCGGTTTCACACAAACTGAATTAGAGTTAGATTTACCAGAAGATAAAAAAGATTCAACTAACCCAACTAAATCCGACAAGTGCGATAGTTGCGGTAGAAAACTTTCTAAAAAGAAATAGTTATGTCTAGACCAGAAAAAGAAATTGATTGGAAACTAGTGGACCACTTAATTGAAGCAGGATGCCCAGGAACTGAAATAGCTGCTAAATTCGATATGCATCCAACTACTTTTTATGGAAGAGTTCAAGATAAATATAACTTGAGTTTCACTATCTATTCGCAGAGCAAAGCAGAATGTGGTAAATCTAATTTAAGATCAGTAAGATATAGTAAAGCTTTAAAAGGCGATCCTAAAATGATTTTGCATCTATCTAAGCATATGTTAGGTGAATGGGATAAAATCGATCAAAATCAAATTAGCCCTGAAATGACTGGTCAAATGTTAGCCGTACTAGCTCAGTTACAATCCATGCAACAAAAACCAGAAACAAATCAGATCGACTTGAACAACTGCGAAACTAACAATAGTGTAGAAACCCAGTCATAATGAGTAATGGGATTCAACATAGCTGTTGCTGGCAATCCTTCTATGCTAGCGATCATCTCATCTAGCATCTTAATCAGATCATCTTTGCTAGGCTTAGTCTTATGTGCATCTGTAATAGTAGGCACAATCTCGTTTCCTTCGTCATCTACCCTAAGAAAATTAGCCCAATCTTTTGCTTGGCATTGCATATTTCCATGAACGGAAATCTCTCCGCAAGGACAGGACTTTAACTCACCATCAGACTCAATGATACTTAGGCACTTCTTGCACTTTGCGCGATTCTTCATATCTTTCCTCTAAACTTCGTAAATCAAATCAAAAATATCTATAGAAAGTTCCATTATACCTTCAAGATAATCAGGATAGTCATCTAATATAAATGCTACAGAAAGGATATGGCAGGCTAAAAAAACTGATACATTTTTGGCAGTTAGTTGTTTTATTAGATCTCCTTTTAGTATGGATTTTACTTTAAATTTCAATTCTTTTTTCTCATCATCTGAAAGATCATCTAATTTATTTCCCATTGACATAAATCCTTTTTCTTGCTATTATACTGATAATCAGACAATTATTCAAGGATAAATTTTAATTTCGAATTAAGGAGATGTGATGAAGCATGATTGGAAGTGCCTAAGTATCATTGAGTCTGATGGTGATATGATTGAGTACTTAGAAACCAGAGAGGATGATGAAGGTTACCTATATGTTGAATGGAAAAAAGTTAATGGTACTAACAAAGGAAAATTTAATATAGAATATTGCCCATTATGCGGAATGAGAGCTAAAAAGTCTAGAACAGTCCATTCAACACATGATAATTCAGAATACCAAATTAAATACATACATAAAATAATTAATAAAAATTTCCTTAATTCGTGTGAAATTTTGATTAAAGAAGATTTAGAAGATGATTGCTTTCAATTTTGTTTGGAAAACATTGAAAGCGCATTAAGATACTTAGTATCTAAGAGAAAAGAAATTAAGGAGATGAGAAATGGAGTCAAAGACACATTGGCCTATACATGCTGGGTGGATACTACATGATCAGATTTATCAGATGTTTTACGATTTGATTAAAGAAGGTAGAAAATAATTTAGTCATAGTCACATGCTCGATAGATCGTAATGAGATTCATGAAAGAAAAATAAACCATGAAAAGAATAAAATGGAGGTTAATGATGGAAGAAAATAAATCAAACAAAGTAAATTTGGAAATGATTATTTCGTTAGTGATTGTTATGGTGACGGTATTAGGTAGTACTATACCACTATATTTGCATACATCATCTCAAATAGATGCCATTCATGAGGAGATGAAGGATTTCCACGGACGTCTATGTGCCATTGAGGAAAGAAATAAGGAGAGAAGGTAATGTACCTATTATTTTGCGACATCTGGTGTTACCTGGCAATCATATATTATATATGCAAACTTTTTACTAAAGAAGATGAATACGAAGGAAATGACCCATTGGATTATGAATTCTAGGATTAATCTTCTTCCTCTTCAAGAGCTAAGTCCAATGCTTTAGTATTCTTTAATACTTGCGAAGTATTACCGGATAACGCACCTTTCATGATATTAGTGTAATATCTTCTGAGAGTTGGACTTTTACCTATCTGATAAAGTATCTTTATTCCTTGATAAATGATAGCTGCTGGTGCTAAATATGCACCTATTCCCGCTACCTTTGATCCAACAATAGACCCTAAACCAAGAACGGTCTGAACAGCGCTATTCTTTACTATACTTCCCGCCATCTTTTGTAGAAAATTAGATATGACTTGGCTAGACTCAAGAGCAGCCCAACTTTCATTTGCAGCCTTATTGACTTCAGCGAACTTAGGATTAGTTTTGCCATAATCATCAATAGCTTTAATAACTTTATTCTTAACTTTATTCAAGTTCTTTATCTGTTTCTTTCTTATTTTAGTTGGAGTTTCCAAGCTAAATGCCTTAGCCTTATCTAGTAACTCGTTGAGTGATTTACGGAATTCGATTAGTTCTTCTACATTAATGGACCCATCTTTACCCTTTTTGAGGATTTCCCTTATTTTTCTCAAAGAACTGCTTTTAGAAGGAGTAGTTCCTCCCTTTTTCATATCCTGAAATAAATTCTTCAAACTTGAAAAAAATCTAGGATTAGAGTACTTAGCACCGGAAGGTACTAATTGCTCGCTTAGATTGAATAGTTTACCAGAATAGGCTTTAGGTCCTCCATTTCTTAAGTGCATTATATCCAAAGCTACCATCGTTCCCATCTTGGCTTCATCGCTAAATTCCCCAAGACCTACTTTATCAACCCCTTCTTTAACTAGATTAGCAAATACTGGTATTCCAATGTTCCTTGCTAGACTATATTGTTTTGCACCAGGTGTAAGAAAAGAACCAATATCGCTAAATACTTCTCCGATTCTTTCTTCTTCTTCATTTTTTGGAGCCGTATAACCAAGAGAAGCTGATTCGCTAGTTTCTCTTAATTTTTCAGAAGTAGGTAAATATTGTCCTGCAATACCTAACAGTTCACTTGGAATAAAAGATGAAAGAAAATTATATATATCACCAGGTAAACCAAGAACGCTTTCTCCCATTCTAGATATGAACTGAGCCTTATTTCTGTCTATTTCCGCATCTATCCTGTCAGATTCATCAAGGTATACAGGGAATTTAAACTCTTCTTCTTTTTTACTTTCATCTTCAGGATTTACATTTTCTTGGATATGTTCTTCACCATTAATTTGATTTTGTTGTTCTTCAGGAAAATCTACATTTATTTCTTCAGGTCTATTAAACTCGAATTCTTGATCTTCGTAATCTAATGGTATAATATCTAGTTCTTCTTCTTCATCAGTTGGAAAGAATTCATCATCCAATGGAATTAGATCTAATTCTTCATCATCTAAAGAATAGTTATTCATATTTTATTATAACCTTTAGATAGTGCTTTCTTAACCTGATTTTGAGGAACAGAATATTTTTTCCCATCCTTCTCAAGCATAACCCGACCAGGAGCTAGTAGATTTTTCTTTGTTTCATTTATTTTCTTATCATACTGCTTGTCTAATCTATTATCGATCTGGGTGAATTCTTTCTTAAGATCTGTTATCATAGGTCTACTGACTTTATCAGCCATTCTTTCAGCTTGGTCAAAGTCAATATTGCGAATTCCTCCATGCTCATCAATTACCTGATCAAGAGCTAATTCTCTGGCTGCGTTAATATTATTGATAATCTGCATTTGCCGAATTATCTGCGTTCTTCCTTCAGGAGAATTGGCAAGAGTTGGCAATCTTTTCATGAATCTATCTAACTCAAAGTTAGAAACGCGTGCTCCGTATGAGTCTTTTGCCTTAGTGGTGAAATCATTGATGGTCTTCACGAATCTTTGAGCCTCAGGGGATGCCAAAGCGGGAATTATCAACTCACCAGTAGAAGGATTTATATTAAGTTTCTGCCAACCTTTAATTTGAGGAGATAACTCGGAAAGTATATTTAGGGCATCTTTTTCGGCTTCTATACCTTGAATTTTTGCTTGAGATGCTTGGTAAATTGGTAAATTCTTAGAATATCGTTCTTCTTGACGTCTAACGCGCTCTTTTGGTGTCAAACCTTTATCATAATCAATTGCTTTGATCGATGGCTTTTCTTTTAGTTCATTTTCTTCTAATGAGCGCTGTTTATTTAATTCATTTTGTGGTGACTGTATTTCTTGCTCGTTATTACCTAATAATTCATCAAAATTTAATCCTCGTTGCCTAGCTTCCAATAATGAGTTAATGATAGCCGTTTTTCCGCCTTCAGGAGCTGACTCATATAATTCAGCTGCTCTATCTCCGAAATTCATTCTAATGGCATCTGTTCTCTTTTGGTCCTTGATTTTATCGAATAGACTTTTATTCTCACTTTGTTGACTTCTTAAAGCCTGTGCATTTCCTTGCAACTCAAGAGTTCGTTCATGCTTTAATGCTTCAGCTTCAGCCATTCTGCTTCTTTCGAAGCCTTCTTCCAGTCCTTGACCAGCCGTAGCGCCAAGTCTTCCCCAGATGTTCTTTTTTGGAGCTGGGGCATTAAGTATTGTAACCATATTTACCTCACTCCGTAGTTATTTCTAAGCATAGAAGCATCTCCTTGCGCAGTATCGGAATAGTTCCCATACCCTTTATTTCCTGCACTCAATCCACTATATAAACCAGCAGCGCCACCAGCAACAGCGCCAGCAGGACCACCTGTTAGAAAGCCAGCAGCAGCACCCCCAGCAGTTCTAAGTGCAGATTGACCGAATGTTTCCCATCCGCTAGGCTCTTTCTGTTGTTTTGGTTGTAAAAACTGCTCATAAGGCCTTTGACCTAGCAATTGATTACTCATTCCCATCAGATCTTGGATAGCCTGCCTAGAAAGATCATGACGCCTAGAAGCCAAGTCTTGTGCAAAGTTGCTAGCAGCAGCTGTATTAGCATTCTGGAAGGCGCTAGATCGACGCCCTCCTAGGCTACCTCTTCCAGATCCCCCACTAAATCTATTACTGATCCCTTCAAGCACATCATTGAATTGCCTGAAAGCTGGAGCCTCTATCTCGTCGAACCTGGATTGATCACCTCCTCCTAGTCTAGCAATATCACTATCAGGACCTAAATATCCGAATAGACTCTGGAATAGATCTATCATTTCAGGAGTGAAGTTTTGTACTTGTCCTTTTCGGTAACCCTTAGGAATGACATCATTTCTTCCTCCTCCTCGCTTAGTCATAGACTTACCGCTAGGGTCAGCGGGAAGGTTTCCAGTTCTATTCATGCCATAATTCATAATGTCTCCTTAGGGTACAGAAATCCATTCTATGGTTACTAATCCATTCATGCAAGCTGGTGGTGCCCCAGCACCTTTTGTGATTACAATATTTGTATCATTCACTTTAACATTAATCTGATTGGTAACACTTGTCAAGTCAACATAGGGTAGAGTCTGCCAATTCGTACCATCGAAGAATGTTCCCCAAATCCTAACAAAGTTAGTTAGTGTAAATAGATTAATTCCATGAGGTATAGTTAAATTACCGTCAGCCCAAATGTATGTTTGCCTAAGACTCTGCTGTTGCTGATTCTTTGTAATAAACCAGTTCTCGCCTGCAGAAGTAGAGCGAGTGACTGTGAATAGGCCAATGGTACGTTCGTTGACATTTCTCGCTATCTCAATATAGGCACGATTCACTTCAATAGCTAATTGCTTAAGATCATCCGGGAAGTTCCTTGAAGTTCTAAGGAAAGAACCTGTATTGATGATAGTGTTATTATTCAAGCCAAGTACCCCGAAGGCTCTACTTCCATTTGGAAGCCATGTAATTCTATCTCTGCAAACTGATTAGGGAAGGTGGAATCTCTCATCTGAGTATCAGACATTGTGAATCCAAGTTGCACTGTATCTCCGATAAGAGATGTATTTATCCTGTGCCAAATTTGATTTTGAGATGCTGCTGTAGGGTTCTGTAAATTGCTAACATAATAATTGAAATTAGTCGTTGCGATATCATCTGTTGGAGCTACTGTGAAAGCAATCACGATTATTCCCTGGTTATACATTACAAGTGAACCAACGGAAGTACCGGTACCCGTTGCAGTGAATCCACCTGTACCGTTATCTTGGAAGGTAGCCACATTTCCTACGCTTATGAAAACGCTACCAGGAACTAAATTACCTACAACAAAGAACTCAGTGAAGTAGTTAAACATAAATGTAAGAAAAACGCCATTTCCTATAGTACCTAGAGGTATATTATTGCAAACTTGCGTGTATAATTCAGGTGAAGTAAATAGAATATCACTATAGATCAATGAATTATTAGTGCTTTGAGCAGCAGGTACTATTGGTCCCATGTTATATGGAGTATCAGAATTCTGGCTTAGGTATATCTGAAGGATTATTTGCCCTAAATTAGTCGTAGTCAAAAGATATTGCTGCATACCCATTCTAACTTTTCTGCCTATTCCCCAAGCAACTGGGAATTGCTTAGTCTGAATGAATGGGACATACATCCTAGTAATCAGTCCACCACCGAAATAGGTAGTTCCTGCTGTGACTACAGAAGGATTTAGCATGAATGTATTCTGAGTAATCATGAAGACAGAAAAAATATTACCATTAAGTAATGCTCCAATTGTTCCTAGCATACCTGAGATAACAATATAGTCATTTTCATTCAATCCATGATTAAATACAGTAAAAGTATTATCTGTATAGCTAGTAATATATAGTGAAACTGATTCATTTGTGCCTGCTAAATCCTCATCTCGGAATAGTACGAATCCTTCTTGGTTACCAGCAATGACAGTGGGCTGAAGTAAAGTAGAATTGCCAGAATTCCAGGGAGTATTCCAAGAGTTCCATGTTAAAGAAGGAGGTAAAGTTGCCCAGGTTATTCCTGTTTGTGCTGTAAAAGAGCCGTATGTAGTATAAGACTCATTAAACAGAGCATAACTATTATCTCTATAATTAAACTGTAGTGTCTGGTTAGGAAAAATGTAAGAAGTGGGATCAGAGTTTCCACTATTATAGGTGAAATAAATCCATTCATTTATAAAATCTCTTTGTGCAGTGAAACGTTCAGTGCCGTTGTTTAGAAGATTTATCTCGAAAACTTCATCAGGTATATCCAAATCTACACGCTGAGCACCAACTTGGCTAGTAATGATATATCCACGGCTACCCCTAGAAATGATACCTTGATCCATATTGATAAATGAGAACGTGCTACTTGTACCTAACTCTGAGTTAACGATAAAGAATTCGAAAGGAAGTATATTCCCCGTGAAAATAAATCTTGTTTGGAATTTAGTGAATCCCATGATAAGCACATCTTCATTCGGTGATACAGAAATTATACTATCATTGACACCAGCAGAAACGAATCCTCCAAAACCTGTTTGATCTTCGAACCATGCAGGACTAGTGGCAGTCTCATTAGGAGGAACTAATAAAGGATTAAATATATTAGTAATGCTAGTTGGTGTGTCGATAGCAGCATTAGGAGTATTCGTATATGATGCCGTGTAGTATGGAGTTCCATTCTGGCTATATATGACAGTATCCTGAAGATAGACTTGACTGCCAGCAGCTGAAGTTTGGACAACAGGACCAATGAAAAGCAATCGATCCTTGAAGGGAAAGATCATTCTAGCACCTACCAAGTAATATATAGCAGGAGGAAGGTCAGCAATGCTATATGGTCCTTGTGAAAGGGGAGGCTGGAAGTTAACCCATCCAGATACATTATTGAAAACTGGATTAGTTAGGCTATTGTTAGTCGGGCTTCCATCATACCAGCGTATGCAATCTATAGTAGTTGATGATCTATTCGTGACATACTGAATGATTCCCGGAGCAAATGGCCCCGCAGAAAGAGTTGCATTAGGAAAAGTGATAGTAATTGTCTTGGTGGCCAATGGTGGAGTATTCGGAGCAGAAGCGGTGACATAACCTGTTTGGAAGTTTAGTCCTGTTCCTCCAGTGAATTCATTAGCAAAAACGAAATCACCAATAACTAAAGGGCAATTAGTTATAGTTAGCGTTAGAGTAGCTGGAGGTCCTGTTGTATTTGAAACATAGGTAATTGTATTGGTTGGGGCATATTGCATGCCTATATTAGTGATAGTGAATGGAATGTTAATTCCATTAGTAGCCCACATTGCCCCCTGATAGTTTGTTGTCCAGAACTGCTGATAGTTTTGTCCATTCCACGATGTTTGGGTTGGTGTTGGTTTAGCTACATAACCTGGATACAAGCCTGTTGCAGGATTCCAATAAAAACTGACATCATTAGCCGCATAAGGGAACATTGAGGAGATATTGTAAGCATAGGTAGTATCAAAACCTACAGTTCCAGGATTTACCGTAGGATTTGGAAAGAAGAATTCCAACCCCATTACTGGTAAAGCAGGATTGTAGACGAAAGAAACTGTCGTGATTATGTGTCCAGCATTACCAACTCCAATATTGATAATACCTGTGGCATAGTTAATGGTTCCTGATCCAGCTGGAGTACCTAATAGAGTTCCGTTCATTGCAGGATCTGTGTAAACATCTCCCGTATTACTATCAGTGAAAGTGACAGTACCAGGGACAATGCTACCATTTGTTTGAAGGGCAAAACCTGTCAGGAAGTTAGCACTTCCAGTTCCATCTAGTGTGACAGATACGATCGATCCATAAGAGGTAATAGCCGAATTGAAGAATCGCTGAAGCCTACATAGAAAAGCTGTACCTCGCTTTCTCTTTATACGACCACGCCATTGATAGGCATTAACAAGAGTCGGAAAGCTATCATTATCGATATTGAATGCTTCTCTATCAGTCTTTAAGCCCTTATCGATAGGAATAACTTGAAGCATTTGCATCAAAAACCTATAGAAGTCCAAAATATTTGTTTAAAGTTAGTGGAATCACTATTCGTTATATTGAATTGTACACCTGTATTACCAATTGTACCATTTATAGGATAAACGCAACAAATAACTGCTGTTCCAGTGTTCCTACATACTATTATAGGAGTTACATTTACAGTTTTAGTGGGATATGTAACATTATACGTAACAGGATAAATTGTTGTTCCATTAACGATGGTAATAAAACCCCATTGAACAATAAAGCCACCAGGAATAAATGTATAACCATTACTAGCACTCTGAACAGGATCAAGATTTACCGTCATTTGGGTGATTATTCCACCTGCTGTTTGGTAAAATAGTGCTGTATCCTGTGTAATGGGTGCAAGTGCGGGACCAATTGTTTTTGTATATAATTCTCCAGCTCCTAACAAAGGTCCTGCTGGAGGGACATTCATAGGATCGACTATATTATCGATTAAATGCACTACAGTATGATAACCACCTTGGCTTACATTGTAACCTTGGTGATCGACCTTAGCCCAGTTAATAATCGAATTTGTGTTTGTCTGCATATCAGGTTGATCTACAGAAGGATTATTAGGAGCAAATGGAATATTTTGATTGTTAACGAATAGACCCATTTATGTACCTATTGAACTTTGGTTATAGTTAGATTGGAAACCTGTATTGGAATAGATCGTGTCAGTTCTAGTGCTCGTCCATTGTCTTTGGCTTCTTTTCCATACAAGTAATTCCTGTTCTCTAAATAGAGGTTCGTAAGCATTAAACTGGTTCCAATCGCCAGTATCTGATAGTATTTTTCTTACGGACCCCCGGCTAATGTATTCCGACATATATGCGAACTGCACCGCTTGGCTTTGTGTGAGGAATGCAGCAGGTGTTAGATAAGCTTCTAGACTTACTAAGTACTGAATATCCGGAGTATTTCTTAATGTGATGGTGTTATTGTAGAATAAGAGTGCCCTAGGAAGACCTGGTTCGAAGAAGTAAGCCTGTGCGTTAATCGCTTGTCCTGCGGGTATTGCTGTAGGGAAATATACATTAGTTGCAATACCAGTGAGATAATTAATGGTATTTTGTGTAGTACTATAAGGTGTAGGAAGGGGAATGGGATTGGGTAAAGCAGAATATCCAAATGGATAAGGACCAGGTGACATTAGCAGTCCATAGTTAACATTGCCAGTTAGGAACTGGCCGCTATCTTGCACAATGACATTGGCACCTGTAGCATCCGTAGAAGTGAAGAATAAAGCCGATATAATGCTAGTGAATGGTATATTCATATTCAAATTATCATTGATTGGCGGATCCTGATTTACTCCAGTTGCAATAATACCAGCCATATCCACATGTCCGCGAAGAATTCCGCTAGGCTGTTGATTAACAGTTGTTGTAACACCAAGACCAATCGGAAGTGTTAGTGTGTATGGACCATTAGTTCCGTCACCGGTAGCTATTTGACGGTAAGACTGTACATACGGAGGCCACTGATTATAGAATTGGTCAAATTGAGTAAATAAAGGAACCCTAATTCCATTAACAGCGCAAGGTTGTAAGAATCCTTGATAGACAGGATACATCGCAATGACTTGAGCACCTGGTTGAAGCTGCACCGAATATAACGGCATGTTGTATTGATCAACATTAGGTTGAGTTTCGAACTGATAAGTAGTTTTGAAGTCGAATAATTGCATTCTTGCTTGCACATCCATCAACCAAAATCTATTAATGTAATCTATAATAAGATTATCAGTTATAGTAGAATTAGAAGAATTCTTTAATATACGCCTAATGTAAGTGATTATATCTTGTAGTAAATTGATAACTAAACCTCTTTACATTAAAATGTATTAGCACCCATAAATATTGACTTCTTCTTTGTTGCAGGGTGTGCATCGAGTCGATTTACAGTTGAATCGACGACAAAAGCACCTACATCATCTCCAAGCATACTTCTTCCAGTTCTCTTAGTTTCATCCATCTTCAAAACGTGATAGCTACATCTTTTTAATTGCTCTGCAACATATCTGGGAGCCCAAATAGGTATGTTAACTGGTATATTCCAGAATTCTGCTGGCATTCCGGGAAAGGGTTTAGTCCACATTTCGATAATTTCTCCTTTCATCTCATTATTCTCGGCAATCAAGAAAACACATTCTTTAGCGAATTGATAATCAGAGCGGTATTTTTCGTTAAATGGTTCTCTGCTACTAATTGATCGATGAGGTTTTAAGTAAATATCTGGAGCTTTAGCAATATCGTTCTGAGCTATTTTGGTTTGTGGCTCATGTTCTTTTTTTGGAGATTCATTCATCCGATCTAGTGTTAATGTATCTACTTTTTCTTTGTATGAATCGAATTGCTTCTCTAGTCTGTCTAGTTCTTTAGCTGATTCACTATTCTTTGGTACTGGTTTATCAGTCATATGTCCTCATATTGGGCTAATATTTATAAAACTTCCTGGTATGTTTAAATTAGGTTGAATCCTACCTGTAGAAACTATTTGTCCGGTATTAATATCACCTACCGCAACAATTTGGGGCTGGGATCCTTTTGATGTGTTGATGAATGGACTTGCCAGGGTAGAGTTTAGATCAAGTTGAACTTGATTTGGATTAGGTATAGCGTTCACATAACCTGTTTGTTGGGTTAATTGATAGCTTCCATTGGCATGTGGAATGAGAAGTCGGCATAATTGTCCTATGACGAATGTTGTATTCTGCGTCATCGTCACAATAGTATTTATACCTAATTCAATTCCAGAAATAAAGAAAATATTTGGAGAATAATATTGTGGCTGAATCGGAGGGTTAGAATATGGAGGTATTGGGCCACTAATTAGAGGGGGACTTTGCATATTTCACCTAAAATGGGAGGGTTTCCCCTCCCAATAATATTAGTTAGAATAATCATTATAATAAGCTCGCCAGTAAATAATATCGGTTGCAGTACCAGCCACACCAGTACCCAATATGAATCCTTGGAATGTCGCATTGATATATGCGCCTTGTATTCCAGGTCCATTGATTGTGGTAGTGGGAACCGTTACGCTTCCTTGGAATCCATTATAAACAGTAGGTGAAGGATATAATGATGCCCCCGCATAAGGGAATCCTCCAGAGTTAACATCACCAGCCGGACCAACGATTGGAAACTTCAATCCTGGGAAAGAAGCAAAAGGTTGGTTAGGGTTAAATGCTGTTAATGTAGTAAATGGAGTATTAATAACAAATGTATAAGCATTTGTTACCGATACAACATAACTATAAATTGGAGAACCGGGAACAACTCCATTTGGGAGTGAATTCAACTGAGTCGTACCCCAAACGCTTGGGATATGGAAGGCTATTTCTTGGCCAACTTGAACGTTGGTGGGGGAAGTAGTCTGAATAGTTGTATTTAACCCGCTTGCTGCTGTACTGATAAAACTAACGATACTAACATCAGGCGCATATAAAGCTGGATAAAGGACTTTCTTGAATCCTGCGATATATGTTCCAGCAGTTGGCTGATAACCTCCAGCTGTAATAGCTGTATAGTTACCACCATTGTTATTCCAACCAACTGTGAATGTTGTTGTAGAACCAACCGTCAAAACTACAAATGGAATTCCTGCCATCTGTTGCATACCAGTAGTAGCAGTTTCATAGAGATTGTTAAATATAACAACATTACCAACTGACAAGCCATGAGCTGCCGATGTTGTGATTGTAGGAGCAGTGGCACTTTGCGTAAAACTTCCAGAAGCTCCTAAAAGTATTTGAGGACCCATTTGGGAACCCAAACCAGCATAAACAGTAGAAATACCAGTCCCAGTAGAACTAGTAATATAACTGATAGTACCGGCAGTATTAACAATTGCAGCACCTTGACCCATATCAAATTGCCATTGCGCGCTATATACACCAGATCCAGCAGTTATTCTGGAAGGGTTCTGTATATCGACATATTGAGGTTGGAAAGGCAAAGTAACTGCTATTGCAGCTCCAGTAGTTTGGACAGTGATCTGTCCTTGAGCTAATTTTGAATATTCAGCCATAGTAACCTCCTGTTATAAAAACAGCGTAGATAAACGCGTGCTTAAAAGGTTACGGATCGCTGTATCTTGCGTTAATGCTTGAGATTGACCAAATTTAACCGCTAAAGTTGCATTCTGTGCAAGCATACCTGAATAATAAGGATCACGATAAATCAAGTTCATGCTAAAACCGTCTTGGTTTATATGTGTGATAGCTTGTTTTCCAAGAACGGTATTATAATAAACGTCTTGACCATTAGCACTTGCACCCCTAGCAACTGGAGCTTCAGAGGCAGTGAGGATACGAATATTATAAACAGAACCATATTCAGAAGGTAGAGCTGAACTATTCTGAGGATAATTCCATTGGTTGAAAAATCCTTGTGCAGTTAGTCCATCCATGTCACTTTGCAATTCCGTGCTTGTAAGCATGAAATAAGCAGAACGGATAGGACCGGATCCAAAACGATCCATTCCCTCAATACCACTCATGAACTTATAGGCATTGTTGGTATCCAAAGTAGTCGCAACTAAACTAAAGTCACTAACTCCTAGGTTAGTTGGATTATCACCGTTAGAACCACCACCAGCATTGATCTGGGAAGCAGCTGAAACGATGTAATCTCGTAAGATTAAATCCTCGGCTTGGCGCATAGCAACAGCGAGTCTTTCACTCACCCAAGCTAATACACCCTCTTGATCTTGAATAATTACTTGTTCATTTATGATGCATCCAGTTCCAAAAAACGCCATTTGTGCGTCTATGATATCCCTTTGGGGAATTTGTGCTGGAGGATCTATTCCTGCGTTACCAAGTTGAACCGTAGGGGGCTGTAGAGCACGAGGGCGCATAAATCTGCATGTAGTACCACCACCGACAGGCATTGAAACCTTGTCGCAAACCGTAATGTAATTCATGGTTGGTGTTGGTACGTACAGCATTGCTGGGGCTAAGCTCTGTAAAATAAGAGGCCCCAAGTTTCCCGTAGTCGTAATAGACATACTACCTCTTGGTAATATGTTGATGAGATATGAAGATCGGTAGACGAACCTAACTACATCTATTTTCTTTCATATCATGTGTGGGTAGCGATATCCACTAACGCTGATGGAGATTGCGATGCTCCTTACGCAGTTTCCTTAACGCCGGATAGCGAAACTTTAATGTAAAGAAATGATTATTTATTTTCTATAGATTTATATCCGCAGAATGGACAATATGAAATATCTATTTCAGAACTAAAACCATCTTCATATGGATCACCAGATTCTATTTGAAGCCTTAATCTTCCTGGTTGCCAACCATATTCAATACTTCGCCAAGTAAAATCTTTAGATGAACATTCATGTTGAATTGAGCTAATAACTAAATCATAGTTACCATTTTGCATCATTTTCATTTCTGTTTTCATTTATCTAACTTATCTAAAAAATATTTCAGATAATATTCTGGATCTTTTAACAGAGATCTTTGGAATTCAAACCAACCCTCTGTTTTTTCTGGGAATTCAGATATATTCCAGGGAGGTCCAAATAAACCTTCGTTAATCATAGTTCGAATTTCATATTTTTTTCTTTCCTCACTTTTTTTTCTGCATTCTGGCCCACAAACGGGAGTATTCGCTAATTTACCATTTTTTGCGTAAACTAAATTATTGCAATATGTGCAAGTACAATAAGGAATGAATTTTTCTTTCATCCAATTCTCAATCTATTCTTTAATTCCTGCATTTTATCATAAGCTTGCTTTTGGCCTTGAGCACTGAAGTCACCAGCTGAAGCATAAGGAGCGGTACCAACACCTGAAGGTTGATAGTAGGGATTGCGTCTATTGGCATCAACTTTGTCCTGAATAGAAGGCTCTTTTGAGGCTGGTTTATCGATTCCTAGTGCTTTTATGTTTGCATATACTAGTTTTTGCCTTTCGAATGTATCTGGCATCGCAAGTATATTCTTTACAAGATCGGGTTTAGCATCCATGAATTTTTGTAGCATAGCTGGCTGCATGATATCATGAAAATCTTTATTCTGATCAAGCCAATTATTCTCTCGTTCCTTCTCTAAGGCAATATGAACAGCTTTTTGTATCTGATTTTCCGTATTTTGCATGGTTTCCTGACCGAACTTAGCGAGTTTTTTTTCTAACTTTTTAGGTGCAACATATGGTTCATCATCATCATCGTCATCTACTGGTATAGACTTTCTTGCTTCTAACTCCCTTGATAAACGCTCTGTCTCTGCTTTTTGAAGCTCTAACTGCTTAGTAAGTGCTCTAAAGTTGAATTCCTTGTCTTGCTGTTTCTGATCTTGGATTTGTGCTTGATTATCTTGTGGTATTGTCATATATTAACCTTTGGTAACATTATCTAGGCTATTTTTACTAAAATAATGATTTTATGGCAATATGTGAAAAATTATTTTGTATCTGATGGACATTCTCATTTCTCATTTGAAAATATTGAAGAATGCATTATTGAGGAGGGATGTCTAATATTTTTGGATAAAGAAAAAGATTTGGTAGCTTGTTTTTCAAAATGGGAAAATTGTTTAAGGTGTAAAAGTGAAGATAAGCCGTCTTGAAACTCACGATAGACTTTTGCACTTGAAGAAAGATCAGGAAGCAAATATCTTCCAAGGTGCAGAAGATTGCCTAAAGAAGAATACTGATAGCTTAACTATGCAGATGCATAGTCCTTATGTATATTTGTTTGCTCATCCTAGGACGGCAGAAGATGGAATTAATAAAAGGATGTTATGGCAGCCAAGGCTAACGAAACCCACTCCGCAAACTAATAGTTATCTTTTTAGGGCTGAATCTCATACCGATATCATAGAAATATGTTGGCTTCTTCCCCCTGAAGAACTTTGGTCGCAATATATAACTGGAAATGTAACTGAAAACGAGTATGTATTATGGTCAATAGATCAATATAGCAATCATAGAGAAAAATTAGCAGCACCTCATCCTGAGGATTTACCTGATAATAAGATAAAATATATCTATGGACAGATAGCAGGTGAGAAATCTTATACAAATTTGATGGATAAATTGTGGAAAACGAAATTATAAAAGTCAAGAATGATGAAAGATTTATTTATGAAAAAGATGATCAAATAACATTCTCCAAATATGTTTCAGAAGATGAATTTAATAAATCTATTAATTTAAAATTCCACCACTTCGATGAAAATGGCATAGTGAAAGATTTATGTATAGTTTGTTCTGGATGCGGTAGAGGATTTATTGATTCAAAATTTCCAGATATAAATAATCCCATAGGTTTGATAGAATATAATCAATGTATTAATCGAATGAATACAAATATGGAAATTCATATTAAAAATGAAATAGATCTAGAATTATTCAAAATAAGAAATGAAATCGAATTAAAAGTTAGAGAAAAATATCCAATGTTTAAACCAAGGACCGTGGAGGAGTGCCCAACTTCTTCTGAGATAATTTAACCATACCAACACCTTCCCTCATTGTGCCAAGTTTAGCCTTAATTCCAGAACCATAATTGTCACCCATTCCGAATTTAGTGTTTGCGGTATGGGCGAATCTATCTTTACCTACTTTCTTAGGCTGTTCTCTATTTGGTTGATTGGCTTGAAGTGCTATTGCCATAAACTACCTATTTTTTTCACAGTAATTGTGATTAGATCACGAATTTTGATCAAATCTTCTTTTTCAAATATTAAGAATATATCTTCATCACAAAAACAACCATCTCTCATTTCTTCTAACATGATAGGATAAGAGGTTGATTTTTCTATCATTTCTTCTTGTCTGTCAGCTAGTTGACGCGAGTCAAACGCTTTTATTGAAACTAGATCTGTATAAAAAAAATCATCTTCTAATGATTCTCCTTTAACACAAAAACTATCAAATGACCATTTAATTCCCTTTGCAAAAAAAGTTCCGGATTCAAGCATTAGAAAATCTTTTTTATTCACAATCTTCATCTAACCAACCTCATCCACTCTCATTGTCTTCACACGTCCAAAAGGAACTCCTTCTTTCTTGGGGTTACCTTCATGACCGACTGGTTGTGCATGAGAAACTCCATAATGAGTGCCCGCATTAATGAAATTGCTAGATCTCTGATCATATTGAGGACACCGGTAATCCCAAGGAGAATTTTTAGCATCTTCAGGTTCAAATTTTTCTCTTTGATAGATAATTTTAGTTCTATCAGCGAAATGAGACTTGCAAGAGATTCTATCTTTATAATCTTTTGTCATATGCATCCTTACTTTAATTTATGTAGTGGGAATCAAACCCACTCAGGGGATTTTGTATATCTGTGTATATCTCATTTGGAGAATAAATTTGTCACCAGATAGACCCATCATTTGCCTTTACATAAGATTTAGTTTCTTGTCCCAGGCTTATGAGGATGGCTTTCAACCTTTCTTTTACTCATAACTTGAGTATCGCGAATCTTTTCGCTTGTATCCTCATAATTGCTTAGATGACCTGATCCATCGGCACCATATTCTTGTTTTGTCTTTGCACCTTCAGGGAAAATAGAACCTTTAGAACGCCCACCTGCCCACCATTTATGATCATCAATTCTTTGACCCGCCATAACCTCTCCTTAGCCCTATTTGGGCAGTTTTTCTTTCAAACTTTTAATCTATTTAGCAAATAACAATAATTATTTAGGTAAACTAAAAATCGATGTCATAATCCATTTTGATTCATGCCTGAATTAGACATTTCTCTTTGACTACCTATTTGGGATTGACCTAGTAACTCTTCAATGAATTTATTGCTTTCAGATGTCGTTTTAGCCTCTCGCTTTTCTATATCTTCCTGGAAAGACTGATTATAGTCGAAAGTCTCTATTTGATTCAACTTAAGCATACTTTCAATTTCACCGTATTTAGCAATAACGTCAACCAATTTCTCAAGTGCTTCCATCTTTTCTTTGGTTGCAAGAGCTCTATTCTTAGTTATCTCGCTCAAGCGTTCTTCGAACAGTCCGATATTACTTTCAGCCCTTCCATGTCTTTCCCTGGCCATTGCGATGTTACTAGTGGCCTTAGAAAGCATCTCTTTAAGCTTAGCTTCTTCGAATGCATGTTGGATATTCTGGGCTTCTGCTTGTACAGCTTGTGCTTGTTGTTCTTGTTGCTGAAGCATGGGTATGATCTCACCCTTACCAGTAATATTAAGCTTAGGTATAATCTGAGAAGGGGTGAATACTTCTCTACCGAAAGTAGCATTAATATCCATCATTTGTTGAGCTTGTAGATTCTGTTGTGTAGGAGTAAGATCGCTTTCTTCAACTATGACTTGGAACTTAGAGAAAATCTTGCTATAGAAATATGGGGAAGGTTCTTCACCAATAAGCAAGCCTACTTTAGCAGCATTCCAGTTATTAAGAACTATCTGGAGTAATCTTTCTCCTAATAACTTATCAGAGAAATCCCATTGATCAAAGTACTTCTGGAATACCATAAGATTTGCAGCTTGTTTCATCAGCAATGTTAAGCTACTAATCTGTTTGTCATTCTGTCCAGACCAGTTTTCAAGATTAATTCCTGCTGTTGCGTAAATAAGATCAGCCATTTCCTTCCCTAATGCCAAGTCTGACTCAGGGACTCCACTTGGTATAATCTTTTCACAGTCAGATAATTCATATCCTTCATTGATGATGATATCCCAACCTTGACCAGATTTCTTAAGGTTATCCTCATTAGCAACAGCACCGATTTTCCTCTTCCAACCCGCATTAATTGTCGCAGTAGTGATATCATTATTCGTAATTACCCTATAGTTATATAGAAATTGAGGATCTCTCATAGTACGTACCAATGACCTAGCCCTTAGATCATAGTAGTTGATATGAGGGTCATAGTTCCAATAGTATGGGATAAAAGGACATCCGTCAAATCCAAGAGGGTTATCACCTTGGTACATTAATTGCTCATTCAATACTACAGCTAGTTTCCAACATGGCACATCAACAGTAACAGATTCCATATCATCTATATTATATAGAATTTGTTCTAATTGATCGTCTCCTCCTGCATAATCAAAGAATTGATTCCTCTTACGGCTATAGAGACGTTTCTTCTTCCTACGCCATTTATACCATACATAGGACAGGACCATAAGGTCATTGCGGGCCATATTATAGTTCTCAGGAAGGAAATAGAAAGTGCCATAACGTTGCGGTGTTCCAGCCATTGGTGCAATCACGTCAGTCTTACCAGGGAATCTATCCTCGGCTTCTTTTTTACTAATATATTCTTGGCACCAAACAAATTGGGCATCTGACATATCTGGAGAGCGGAAATAAGGATCAACTAGAAAAGCATTGTATTCCCAGATTTTAAGTTTAAGTTCACCCTGAGCTTGATCATCTCCATTGAAGTCTAGATAGGGCTGAGCTAAAACCATACCTGATATAGCAGCGAGTTCCTTGGCCTTCGACTTCTGCTCATGAATTGCTCCAGCATTAGCAACATGTGTCATTAGCTTCGTATACTGGTCTGTCGTCTGTGGATCTGCTCCCTCACAAGGAATATAGCTAAAGTTCTTCCTATGCTGACGTTCATAGCCTGTAACCATGTTGATAGGCTGCTGAATCAGATTGAAATAATACTGATTGTAACTTTGCGTTGGCGTGAAGTTGAAATACCGGTTCACGAAGGTCTGTGAGCCAGCGTAAAATAATGTGTCAATATTAGATTGGTTCCAGCGCGATTGTTCGATTGGCTGAAATTTGCTATACCATACTGTTACTTAATGACTTACTTAGTAAGCGGGGATCTTCTTCGAGAATCCCTCACGACCTTTATTTATTCGTCGTGTTCAGACTGTCGCATCACTTTTTAGTGTCTCCCCACTCAGTCGTTCACGCTAGCATTACCCTTGCGCCCTGTCACCCTGTCGGGCTTCCAAGTCAATCAGGGGAGATTTATACAACCCATATAAGGCTAGGTTGTCGAGCCATTGTCTAATGTTCCCTTGGTTAGGTTCCAAGGCATTATTCCCTTTTACTATGGCTCTTCCTCCGCGGAATTAGTACGGAGGATAATAAAATGTCACCTTTACCTCGTAAATTCAGATTAAGGTCATCCTATCATTTAAAACTTTATTTTTTCAATTTCTTTCTATATTTTCTAAGAGTTTCTATTCTTATCTGCATTTCGTGATCATGGTCTCCTTGTTCCCAGTGTTTTCTTTGATGTTCAGATCTAGTTATCAATTGTAAATTATCAATCTTATTGTTATCTTTATTCCCATCTATATGGTGGACATCAAGACCGTTTGGAATTTCTCCCTTAAGATTCATCCAAACCCATCGATGAGCCCAAGGCATTTTTGATCTACAACATACCCAATAAGCATTTACAGATTTATAAAACTTTCTGCCAAAATAGATTCTATGATGATCTTCACAGCTTTTAATGTTATTTTTACACGAATCACAATATACATTATGACCAATTTGGAAAATTCCTCCGCATGAAATGCATTGTCTTGATTTTTTCTTATATCTTTCTTCATGTCTTTTTTTAAAATAACATCTTTGACAAGAATTTGGACGTCTTGTTGTGAATGGAGTTCCACATATTTGACAATTCGACATAACACCTCTTCTGTTATCTCTATTGAAAAGCCAAGCCAGGCGGTAGAGTTCCGCTATTCGCTCCGTCGAGCTAGGCTTGCTAAAATAATGTTTGACTTTCCACTGTATATTGAGTTAATTTGAAGGAACAAAACAAGACTTGGTCACAAGCTGTTTTACCGATAATAGTCGTTCGCTGCGACTCTTATCATAGCATTTTTCTCATTTCTTGCCCTTCTCTCTTTCTTCGATAGCGCAAATCCATTCTAATAATAAATCTTTAGAAAACGGTGATTTTTCTGAGTCTTTAAGTCTCAATCTAAAGTATTCAATATTTTTATTTTTATTTTCTTTGTACATAAAAAAAGTAATTTTTCTATGCAATGTTGAATAACCTCATAAGACTGATCGTTTAATGTTATAGTTTTTTCGAATTTTTCTGAATTTTCTGTTCCTCTTTCCATCGTCCAGCTTCCATTATTGGTAAATTTGCTTCTGTGGGGATATATACAATAGATATTCCTTTTATGATGAAGTTTTTCTAAAAGATTTATATTTAAAATTTTTAGAATATTTTTTAACAATTTCTTCAGGATTTAATCCGCATTCATGCAACTCTATGATTTTTTCCACAATTTCGACGTTAATTCTTTTAGTAACATTGTTATGATTACACAATTTGTAGAATCTTTCTTTTGTAATAACTTCATGATGATCAGGATTTACGCATTTATAATTCTTACACTTACGAGTTAAAAACATTCCTTTGGGTATTTCTCTTTTAGATAATTCGTAAGCAATTCTTGTAAATGTGTATCTCTTATTATCAAAACTTATCTGAGACCCATATGCGTGTTCATGTACATTCACCCATATCCAACACCCATCTTCATTAATTTTATAATGATTTTTTATTTTGCATTGTAAAGAACAAAATACATTCTGTGTTCCTTTCCTGGGAGGGAATTCTTTGCCACAAATTTTGCATATTGTTTTCAAATCTCTAGAGCATATTTTACTACAAAATTTTGAATGTTTAGCATTTTCCGACATTTCATATGATTTTCCGCATTTTTTACACTGTCTAGATCGATTATTTTTTTCTTTTGTTTTTCTAGGTTTACATTTTTTACAGAATTCTCTTTCATTTTTTATTAATCTTGTCCCTCTTATACTCAATCGATTTCCACATTCACAAATACATTTCCAATTTCCATATTTATTTTCATCTCTTTTTATTACATGATATTTTCCTATATGTTTATCTTGAAGATCTAATTTAAAAATAGATTTATGAGGTTTTTTTGGATTATATTCTAATAAATTCATTAATAACTTACTAAATCAATCTTGTGCAGGCTTTGAATCATCCTTCTGCTTTGTCTATCCACTTTTTAAGTTGATGATCGGGGTGAGAGGGGTTCATACTAGCAAAACCCATGCTGTGAGGGTTACTTAGACGCGTATCAATCATATCTATTATGGAATTGGGGTATAATGTCATCTCATCACAATATACCAAAGACATGGTTTTTCCCTGAAACTGACCTATGGCACCTTCATCTTTAGCACCCATAGTTTTTATGGACTTGTCAAAGAATTTAGGTACACGCTTACCACGATGCCATTTACAGAAAGGGCGGAATATGGCCAATTGGGGGCTTTCTAGCAATAATCTAATAGCATTCTGGAATATCGTATCTGAACTATTTTTTCTTTTTTCCATTGATAAACCTCTCAAGTTAATCTCATTGTGAGTGCAAACCAGGTGGTGAGATGCCACTTTTCGGAAGCGATCCTAGGTTTGCAAAGGGAATAGCATAACAGAAGAGGGTATTAATGTCTATTCCTCTTATTATCTTTAAGCAATGAAATAAACATTTCATAAAGCTTATCAGTCCTATGATTCATTGCTTCGCATTTCTTATGAGTTTCTAGTCTATCTTCTTTCATATCTTTCTCTAGATTTAGGATTTGATTTCTCAAATCTCTAGTGAAATACCACATGATGGCTATCATTGGCACGATAGTCTGTATATTTAGTTCTTTGATTAAAGTAATTACTTCGTTCATAATTTTTTCCTTGACAAATAAATATGTTGATGTAGAATGAGTTTCAACAAGATTAGTTCATTTTCCTAGTCTGATAATATCAATTATGTTAACTTTAATCTAATTATTCATTGTTGATCTCTCTTAACTTCAAGATAAGCCAAAAGCCTTATCAGACTATGATTTAGAGTAAGGGCTAAGTTTCTTGCATCCCATTTGTGTTTTTCTATTTCTTGCATCAATACAGTTATTAGTCGTATTACATATCCGATATCGATCTTCTCATCATCAAGAAATATACGTGGATTGAAATGTGAATCAATTTTCTTCACGGGTACGAATGAAACATGTGCGCTATAGTCGATAGCAGTATCGTATTTTACATTTTCTGGATAATTATCAGTCTTATTTTTCTTTACCATTGATGATACCTATTCATTTTCCATTCGTTATTTCTTTCTTTGTCCTTATAGGGGTCATATATGTTTACTTTATGTGTTGAAATTGCATAGCGAAGTGCGTCTGGACAATGGTCATCCTTCTTTAGTGGCTCGTCGAACCCTTTTTCGCTTTTCTTTGGGTCCCATACATAACTTTCGATTTCTCTAATGGTATTCTTACATTCTTCAAGAATATACAGGTTACCTTTTGACATCTCACTTGTCATAATCTGTATTCCATTTTCTACATTGTTGTAAGCATGAATAACATGCATCCCTCTTCTCTTCAATTCAAGTTGAAATGCTTCAGCACTAGGATCAAGGTATATTCCTTTAATAGAATATGGCTCTAAGAATTCTTGAACGTCGTTTGCATATTCTGAATTCGTTTTTTGCTTTTGTGTTTGCTTAGAATTCCAGTAATATTCTTTTTCGACCCACATTCTTTTCCCTGTTTGGCTATATTGACCGGTACTTATACCAATAATTAGGCAAACAAATGCATTAATAGTTCCGTAATCAATTCCAGCAATCCAATAATCAGCGGCAGCAGGAGGGCGAGAAACAACATGAACTTTTCTATCAAAAAAGTCAAAAATAGCCCCCTCCGCAAGACACCAAAGCCCAAGATAATTACGCTTATAAAATAAACCAGAGAGGCTATCACGAATGCGTTGCTTGTAATTTTCATCGACATAAGGGTTATCATCTAGGTTAAAGTGTAGAGAATAGTAATTCTTATCTCCTGCTTCTGCTTTGTCTATCCACTTTTTAAGCTGATGATCAGGGTGGGAAGGATTCATACTAGCAAAACCCATGCTGTGAGGGTTACTTAGACGCGTATCAATCATATCTATTATGGAATTGGGGTATAATGTCATCTCATCACAATATACCAAAGACATGGTTTTTCCCTGAAACTGACCTATGGCACCTTCATCTTTAGCACCCATAGTTTTTATTGTCTTATCGAAGAACTTGAGTTCACGATTACCAGTATGCCATGTACAGAAAGGTCGGAATAAGGCTAGTTGGGAACTCTCAAGCAGTAATCTAACAGCATTCTGGAATATCGTATCCGAACTATGCCCAACCATGAATATTTGACTATCAGGGCAGTTTTTGCAAGCTTGCATGAATCTAAATAGTGTACCAACGGTTTTCCCTGAGCGAACAGAACCATGAGCCAAATTCCACTTAGCTGTAGAATTAATTATAAACTCCATCTGTTTCTTGCTTAAAGGATCAGTCATATTTTTCTTCATACTCAGCTACACTAGCACCGTATCTATTTACTATTTCCATAAACCTATCCATATTTGTTGATCCCAATACATCCAAAACAATCTCGCTTAGTATTAATAAGCAATATTTGAATTTCTTTATATCTTTTTCTAATTCCTTATATGAAGGAGGTCCGTGCTTTTTATTCATTTCATTACTGCCTTGTTTTGCTTATGGATTGTCACAAAGTTGCATATCAAAGATTCAGTTTGAGCCGGTAAAGACAAGTCCAGGTCGACACAAAGTTTCTTATATTCTTTATAAAGATCAGTAGGCAACCTGACACGCATTATTGTATCTCTCATAGGTATCTCTTTTTTATTATCACAATGCCACAATGTTAATTTGTGTGCAATTAAATCATTTCCATAAATATTTATATATTATAATTTTAAATTTACTAAAAAGGAGGCTATATGACACAGCCAAATCAAAATTTATATGGAATAGGCTTTCCCTCAACATTTGGACAAAGTGTTATCTATCCGCACTTTGATGTAAGGGCTCCAGTCAATTCATCTGACGTTAACTATCTTGTTGGACAAGTATGGATATGGCCAAGTAATGGTATCTGGCAATTGTTAAATTTGAGTACTACAGGTGGAGTTTTGTCCGCTAATTGGATACAATTAGCTAACTCAAGCGGTGATCTTGTGGTAAGCGCTCCATTAACTACAGATGGCGTTCTATATGCTACAGGAGCTAATTCCACCACATCGACAGGAGCAGGAACATCAGGTCAAGTTTTGCAGAGTGCTGGAGCATCAAGTGCACCTGTTTATAGTACAGCAACATATCCTTCAACTACCACAATTAACCAGCTATTATATTCCACAGCAGCTAATACCATCGGTGGATTGACCACTGCTGATAATGGTGTACTCACGACTGGAACAACTGGTGTTCCTGCTATCACTCCTCTGGCTAATGGACAAGTCATTATGGGACAAGGGGCCGGATCCCCACCAGCTGCTGTTTATGTTTCTAATACTGAGAATACATTTGTTCCAAAATTCACCGGAATCCCTTCTATGAGTGCAAGTACTGGAGGGGTTGCAGCTGTTACCATCAATACATATAATATATGGTCAGTACCTCAATGGGGTGCACAATTCGAGCAATATAATACCACTGTTTCAACGGCTATTGCTCCTTCTGTTAGCACCACTCTTGGAGATGGTTTGGATATTGATACCATTACAGGAGCCGCCTCTAAATCTATTGAAATCACAGAAGGAAATACTGTGAATGCTAAGAATGCATTCGTAATAGGAACCTCAGCAGCATTCTACGTCAAAGCAGCATTTAGCATTGCAACATTAGCGGATGTGACTGATCTATATGTTGGCTTTCGCAAAGTGCAAACCTACCAAGCAACAATACCTGGAGGCTATACCGATTATGCGACCATTGGTGTCCATTCCACAGCAGGTCTAGTTGAATTACAAACTCAAGTTGGTGGAGGTGGTAATACAGTTACATCCACTACTCAATCGGTAACTGCTTCCACTATATTTACAGTTGAGGTTCTTGTCAGTGCAGGTGGAGTAGTTACATATCTTCTTAATGGTGTCACACCTACTGCAGTGGCAGCTTACACCTTCACTTCGGCTCTTACTGTTATTCCCTACATCATCTATTCTACATCTGCTGGAGGTCATGCTGAAGTAGACTTGGCATCTTATCAATGTGGTTTACAATAAGGATAATTATGTCATATACAACTAGAATTTCATGGGAACTGCTAAGAAGCGTTAACTCTACTTCATTAGCAGGTTCCTATATTGCAATAGGTGGTCCATTGCTTTACCCTTCTATAATCTTGAAGATGGTGAATGCAAGCGGAACATTAGTGACCGTTTCCATAGATGGTGTGAATGACTATGATGTCTGCCCAGCCAATTCTTTCTGGCTTTATGATGAGCTTAAAACAGGAAATCCTAATACACAATACTGTCCTGCTGGAACACAGATCTATATTAAGGGTACATTTGTTTCGGGAACATCTGGAAGCATCTATCTTGTTTCACAATATAATGTATCAGGTTAAAGATGAGTCAAGCAGGTACAATCGGAGCTGCAGGTGGTGGGGGTGAAGGAAATGAGATAACCTTAACCGCAAATACAGGTTCAGCAACATCAGTTAGTCATATTTTAAATGTGTTAGGAGTTGGAGGAATATCTACAAATGCTTCAGGAAATACTTTAAATATAGTTAGTACGGAATCATTTACACCAAATTCTCAACTTCAAGAGTTTGATGATTTTTTAAGATCAGAAAATAAATTAGATTGGGTAGAAGCAGGTGTTTTTTCTGAAATTGATGGCTTACTTGGTCATCCGGGATTGTTGGGATTTCAAACAGGTGCTGGAAGCCAATCATTAACATTAGGTGACAATGCAACTGGAAATCCAATTGCATTAGGCGGTGGACAATTAAGCATCAACTTCGTTATAGATTTAGATGCACTTTCTAATGTAACCGATAGCTATACATTTTACGTGGGATTATCAGATTGGACATCTACCCAAAATACTGTTCCTCCTATAAATGGAGTATTCATTAGCTATACTAATAGCGTTAATGCTGGAAGTTATGTTTTGAATAGCACTAATTCATCAACTACAACATCTGTAAATTCATCTGTTATAGCTACAACAGGATTCGTAAATTATGGAATTGTGGTTAATGCTTCTGGAACATCAATTAGTTATTTTATAAATGGAACCTTAGTTGCAGGTGGTCCGATAACAACGAATATACCAACAGCTGCTATTTCACCTTTCTTTATGATTATTTCCAATACAGGTAATACTCCATCTGGATCTATTGATTTATTTTATATAAACTTAAACTTAACAACACCAAGGTAAAAGATGAGTCAGGCAGGAACAATTGGAGAAGGTGGAGAAGGTCCGGGGGGCACAGATCTACATGTGGCGAGAATTATAGTTGGTGTAATTGGTGAAGGTGCAAATTATAGCACCATAGCAGCTGGAGTTGCGGCTGCAAATGCAGTTGGAGGGGGAACAGTATATATTCAAGATGGATCATATACGGAAAATTTGACAATCCCAGATGATGTTAATTTAACTTCATCTATAAATGGAGCAGGTACAAATTCTTCAGGTGTTACTATTATTGGAACACTAACATTTGGTTCAACTGGAGCTACACTTAATGCTGTCAATAATATAAGGTTAGTGTCTAATGGTGCCCCTATCATTGTTTGTGAAGGAACATTAGGTCTTAGCGTTGGAATTGTTGGTTGTTTTTTAGACATTTCGGGAGGCGTTCCAGGAATCCAATATTCAAATACTCATCCTCAAGGTGAGCTTTTCTTGTATACTTCGAATGGGGATATATCGGATACCGCTACTCAGTTATTTCAGATGACAGGAACGGGTTTCATTATTATCGATAACTGCAATTTCACTAATAGCAATGGTACAGGTCAAACCTCAACAAATCCAAGCACTATCTCTTCAGGGACTTTAACAGTTTATAGTTCTGAGATACCATGTGCGGTTACATCTTCATTAACAGGTTCAGTTCTTTACTATTCAAACAAAATGGATAACGAGAACACGACTAATGCGGGAACAAATAACCAAACATGGTTAACCATAGGAGGAAGTGGTAACAATCTTGTCGATGGTTGCTATTTCAATTCAGGAACCGCATCGGCAATATCTGTTGGATCTTCCTTAACCTTATCAAATTCTACAATTCTTTCATCGAATACAAATTCCATCACAGGTGCGGGTTCAATATCTATATCTGCATGTGAGTTTACAGGTTCAAGTTCAACTATTAATACAACAACGCAAGTACCGCTAAATCTTGAACTGGGATTGATAAATGGTGGAGGAACTTTAGGTCAGGTGCTCACTTCTAATGGCCCAACAGCATTTCCAACCTATAAGAATGCAAGTGGAAGTATGGTTTTGATCTCTTCTCAAACCGCAAGTTCAAGCGCATCTTTATTATTCACAGGAATGACGAATGCTTTTGACCAATATATGTTTATATGGTATGGAGTCACTATAAGTGGAACTGATGTTGTATTGCAGTTGCAATATTCAACAAATTCCGGGAGTTCATTTATTACCACAGGGTATGTAGATCAAGGTTTTCTATGTACTGAGACATCACTTTTCCAAAATTTCGCTAGTACTTATGCTGGAGTCCCATTAACAACATTTGCCAACACGTCAACAACTTTTCCTGCTGCTGGAACTTTGAGAATTGATCAACCATCCAATACAACATTTAATAAAACTTCATTCCGTACAGGATATGAATTCCAAAGTTCAACAGGCGCTTGGACATATGAAGGATCAGCTAATTACAATACTACAACAACTGCCGTAAATAGTTTCCAGATATTGCCATCTGCTGGTAATATAACAACAGGTCACTTTAAACTATTTGGAATTGTTAATTAATAAATTAGGTGGGAAATCCGATGAACTTAGCCAATCAATTATCTTATGATTCTGAGATATACATCCGTGATAGAATTTTTTGGCTTGATCTAGCCTATGAGCATCATAAAGGAAATAAAGTGATTCCTCCTCAGACAAAAGAGAAGAAATGACTAGCTTTCGATATTCATCAACTGTTATATCTGCAAGAGCTGTAAATGGCAAAAGAATCAATAAAAGAAAACGCACGGTATACCTATGATTGAATGGATTGTTTTAGGGATCGCGATTGTATCATATACTGGATTTAAAGTATGGGCCTATTTTGAGATGGAAAGACGCATCAAAGAATTAGAAGAAAG